CAGCTTTCGACGAAAAGCCTTCCGCTTTTCCACCTGGTCTAGGATTAGACGGTTTATCGCGTCGCTCGCTGTGTCCTGCCACCTCTGGTATGACTTCAGGAGTTCCGCTCGATTGCTCATGGTTAGGTTCCACTGTCTCAACACGAGGCCCAGGTCCGACTACCTCGCCACCGACTACTGCTTCAATTTTATGTTTGTAGCAGTTGCCGAGGATGACAGGCATCTGGTCCAGGGCCTTGGCTTCACTGACAGCTTTATCCAAAGCCTTGAGCTCTCCCACATCTATCCCTAGGATGTTAGCCATAGCAGTTTCGATTAACGATGGATCAAGCTGTTGGTGAGCATTTGACAGCTTGTACTGCTCCTCGCGGGTTGCCCCCTTCACCTTGAGGTTACCCGTCAGTTCTATCACACGTCTGGCCCAAGTGCCGATGATCGGGGTCGCTTTGTCTGTTGCCAAGTAACCATGCGCCCTATTAGCTGCTGCTTGCTCCGGAGTTACACCCTTGTTAGTCGTAAGGTGTAACTTTGGAATCGTTCGCAAAGGGTCCTGAAAACTTGTTATACAATCGCTAAGCCGCGGATAAATGCGGCCGCAAAAGGAAACTGGGTCATCAGGACCATTCACTTTAGCTTCAACTTTAAGGCCCAAGTTCTTGACTACATCCAGCAACGCCGGTTCCAACCCATTCTCACAGGCAAGAACAGCATCATCACCAGTTAGGAGGGCACCTTGGCTGAGCTTCCTCCAAGCCTCGGCGGGAGTGTTGCACAACTTCCGGTAGCAACAATATACTACAAAAGCGTTGAGCATAGTGTTGCCATCAGTAGTTATTGGGCTACCACTCCTGGTGCCCCAACCGGCTTCATATCTTACACCAGCAGTTGTGGTGCCCATTTGCATGAAAACTTTGCTGAACCAGCTTTGGAACTCCGTTCGTTGGTCTTCTTTGAAGAACCGCATGTATGCGGCTTTGACCACATTCTTCTGGAGCCATTCGCTGATGGAGCCATCGAAGCGGGAGTAGTCGCTCTCCAGTGTGCCGTTTTTAGCGATACTCTGGAGCCTGCGTCCCACCTGCTTCGGGGTTTTCCCTGGGCCATACCACGGCTGCTCGTACAGGATCTTTTCTTTGAATGCATACGTAAAACATGACATCATGAGCGTTAGCTCAGGTGGCATAGTGGTGATGTTGCGCGGATCATTAGTCGCGGCGTATGCCTCAGCCTTAATAAAGGCTTTTAACCGGTTGGATGAGTGAGTAGAAACAGTGGCGGCTACCATATTGATGCGTGCTTTTTGTTGGCGGTTGTCCTGCACTTCACGCACTGCTGCCGTATCCCATGGATGGCCGACGCCAGGTTCTGGCACCAAAAACTCCACGAATTCGGATGCGTACTCCTTATACTCCTTAAACGGGATGACTGTGTTGGTCGGCTTCTTCACCCGACCGTTCACTGTCGCCACGTCTGAATTAACGCCTCTCATTGGCAAAAGAGCTGGTGCTGCAGCCAAGGTGGTTGTCACTGCATGCCCACATGTTTCACCA